CTGTCCCTATACCCCGACTTTGGCGAAAGTATATTGCGAGCGCGACGAAAGTATATTGCGAGCGCGGCGAAAGTATACTTCCAGATTTATTGCACTATTGGTTTCCGGCAGCAAAGCAACGACAAAAAGTTCGAACTAAAAAAGACTCAGCTTTTTATTTTCCTTGGGCGGCCGCCTTTTTTCCCCTTCTCGCTGTTTATCCTCGACAGGTAGCCTGCGTCCTTTCTGGCCCATCGCCCCAAGTTCTGACGATAGACATAGTTCTTAATCTGCTTCACCGACAGCCCCAGCATCCTTGCCAGTTCCGCTGTCCCCATCGTTGCGTAGAGCCGCATGATTTCAGGCCCGTCCACAGCCTCGCGGAACCTCCGCCCCCACCGCCCGTTGTGTAATTTCGTGTCCGTCATAATGATTGGGAATGATATTATTGCCGGTAATGTATGACAATTTGGAATGAAATCTTGTATCATATTTTATAAATCGCTAAATTTGCTGACAGAATTTGTTCCCCTTTAGAAACGACAAATAATCACCTTTCAATTACAATCATTATGAAAAAGAGTTTACTCCGGCGTTTTTTCGCAACTTTAATGCTACTTGCAATCACAACCATCACTTGGGCTTGGGGTTATGATTTTACTATAAACGGCATTTATTACGAAAAGAACTCAGACGGCACCAGCGTCACAGTAACGTATGAGAGCACATCTTACAAAAGTTATTCTGGTTCAGTAACGATTCCGTCTCAAGTAACATATAGTGGTAAAACCTACAATGTGACAAGAATTGGAAACCAAGCTTTCCTTTGGTGCAGCGGCTTGACATCAGTCACCATTCCCAACAGTGTGACAAGCATTGGACACTGGGCTTTCTATGGTTGCAGTGGCCTGACATCAGTTACCATTCCCAACAGTGTGACAAGCATTTGGAATAGTGCTTTCTCTGGTTGCAGCGGCTTGACATCAGTAACCATTCCCAACAGTGTGACAAGCATTGAATACCATGCTTTCTCTAATTGTAGCAGCCTGACATCGTTAAAGGTTGAAGAAGGTAATCCTAAGTATGATTCCAGGAATAACTGTAATGCTATTATAGAATCATCTACAAATACTCTGATTGCCGGTTGTAAAACTACAACCATTCCCAACAGTGTGACAAGCATTGGATACTATGCTTTCGATGGTTGCAGCGGCCTGACATTAATAACTATTCCCAACAGTGTGACAAGCATTGGAATTGCTGCTTTCGGTGGTTGTAGCAGTCTGACATCAGTGACCATTGGCAACAGTGTTACAAGTATTGGAGAAGGCGCTTTCGCTGGTTGCAGTGGCCTGACATCTGTTACCATTCCCAACAGTGTGACAACTATTTAACATAAAAATGTAGTTTTGTTACGTTATAAAGGTTTTTTAGGTTACGGAATCCCCATCTTTCCTTAGCCTATTTGTACACAGATGGGATGTAACCTACCACTTCAATTCCTAATCTTTCTATAACCCCAGATACTACTACCGCCGCGCCACGATAGCAGATACTAACCCTATGGATACAAGAAAGGCTACCCCGAAAGGTAGCCTTCCCCCCTAAGGGATTTTACTGGTTAGGCTGCACGTGCATCTTTCTTTTGCCTTATTACAGCCATCAGTTGTTGTAGTTGTTCATCACTGTATTCGACAAACCTTTCAGCTTGCGCTTCTAGTCGTTTGTTACGAATTGCATCCAGTTCCGGCTTAATGCCTTCTTGAATGGTTTTCCAGTTTTCGATCCAGAGCTGGCAGTTCCGAATCATCTTACTAGCTGTTTCACTTAAATACTCTGCATTAGCAGTTTTAGCGAGGTGACAACCGAAATTCTCGTGCTGTGCTTTCCAATTTTTACCATCATTGTAGATGGATTTTAATTCATTGAATGTCATAGAATAAAAAATTTAAAAGTTAATAATAAATGATATATATATATATATATAATGTGTTTTTTTGTATCTTTTGGTACTGCTCAGATTTGCGGCGCTTCCAGATTATCTGTGTAATAACCATTGGCATTTTGAATCCATACGCAGAGGTATAAGAAAATTTTCATATATGTATATTTTTTCATAAAAAATTTTCAAAAGCTAATAAAAAAATAATTCAAACTCCCATTTCGGCATAGTTAGTACTACTGTTTACACCACTTTTTACTTTGTCTGAAATAGCAGGTTGTGCGAAGTTGAGGGCGGCGGGGTTAGACCTATGTTTCAGTAACATTATCACCCCATACCCCCTTCAGACAGAAAAAGCCCATACCCATCAGGGTACAGGCTCCTCAGTTGCTTCATATCTTTGTCGTATCTCCTACTTAAATCGATCTAGTTCATTACTATAGTGTAGATTAATACCAAACACCGCACCGGCAAAGGTTAGTGTCTAACCCAGTACAATCAGTACGCCATTACTAATTTCTCCTAACGGTGGTACTAGGAATCCCCATCCAGTTAGCATTATTCCAAACAGTAACATTAGTGTAGCTACTATGTATTGTACTATTTCCTTCGTTTCTACTGTCCATTTCATATCGTTAGTATTTATTCATAATCATAATCACCCCCCTAATCAGGGCCATCATCATCAAACCAATCATCCATCTAATAATCCCAGTAATCAGCATAATCTTCCCCATCTTCTAATTCATAATCATCATCACCATAACCATAGTCAAAATCCAAATCTGGGTATTCTTCATCATCTGAAGGTATATCTATATACTGGTACATATTATCAGTATTTCGTATATCCTTATCAAAGGCTATCTTTCCCGACCTAAGATACTGCTTCCTTACATTCTTCTTAATTATAATCATTGTGTAGTTCTATTAGTTGTACCGTTTTTGTATTGTTTTCCAGATTCCATTCATAAGCATTAGTGGCAAACACACTGCCATCATACCTAAAGGAATTTACTTCTGTACAGTTGTAGCCTATAGTGGTATTAATAATCCTTGTCGGTAAGCTGTACTGCTTATAGTATCTGTAAACACACATTTCTTCTGGGGAAAGTTTCTTTTTTGTGTAGTAGTGCTTCATAGTATTCAAGGGGTAGAAAGCCGAATATTCACCTTGAACACCTCTGCCTAGATAGATTATATCACTATATGCCACAGGCTTGTTTCCGTTATTTGAATTTAGCTTCAGTGATATTTCCGGATACTCATTCACACTATCCCCATCTACTGAAGTGGAATATTCCGTATCACCTTCATCCCCCTTGTCGTTAGAAGAAAAACTAACTTCAAAATCGGATATAAACGCCGCTATGTCTATAGATGATAAACTGCTATTCTGTGGTCTGTATATAGTCAGTTCTGGCGTACCCATAAGGCCACCTTCATATTCCCACATCTGGTCTTCCACATAAACACTATAGCCTTCATCATCCGCATTCTTCCAGAAAGGAATAGTATTCTGGACTTCTGCCGTGCTATTGCCAGTTACCTTAAATGGGATATTGAATGTGCGTAACTAGCCAGTCCATCCGCTTCCAGTCCAGTATAGGCCATTCATCCTTAATTTAGCTTTAAGGTAATATACACCGTTACCATCTTCATCCACATCAGGGAAGTTACTTTTAACAGTACTTACACTGTAGGTATCATTATACTTGCACTTCCAGTTTTCCAGATTGTTCCTTACGGCACTTTCATTAGTAAACTTACCTTCTGTATTCCTACCAGTCAAGGCGTGCCACTCCATTCTCATATTTATTATAATGTTAGATTTATCTGTAAGGAAGATAGGATTTGTAGCCCTAAAGGTAAATACTTCATCTTCCCCCTAGGTAGTGGTTTTCTGAATGACCAGGTATTCTTTATAATCTAGTTTCCAGCATTCATTTACACTGCCATTCACATCCAGATATTTATTATTAGCTACCTTCATTAAGGCAAACACATAGGGGTATTTCCTTCTTAGTCTGTTGCCGCTCATACAGAATTTATTTGTTCCGCACGGGCGAATATTCTTGTTATAGTAGAATTTCAAGATATTCCATTCACGCATACCGTTTACATCATACCTTCCATTTGTGTAGGGAATTGTATAGTGTGCTTCAAATGGACACAAGCCGATCTGTCTAGTATAGTTGTCATCAAACAAATCAGGGAATACTTCTTCTATCTCATACCTATCATCTGTAACTGTTATCTTATTAAACGGTTCAAGGATGCTTATATTTGTATCCTTGTCCATAACATACATTCTAAGGATTTCGCTTAAATCCTTTTCATTGTGCTGTAACATAGAAGCTACTGCATTACCCGATAAGGCAATACGGAAGTATTTGGGTGTTTTATTGTATAATAACGCTTCATAACTGATGGCATTTATTATTCCCCTACCAGAAGTGACAAAAGACACGCCAAGGAACTTACCAATTTCTTCCAGTACCTCATTACACTTCATCGGTACACCTTCTTCATCAAAGAAGTTAGTTTCATTCACATACAGTAAATCCAGAATATTAGGCGTGTTCTAATCTGGTGCGCTTTCCACAGAATACAGAAAGGGGAAATATAGCAATGCCTAGGCAGTGCAGCTTTTGCTAAGAATGTTTCTAATCACTTCGGTTAGCGTTCTGTACTTCCTTTCCTCAGTACTGTAATCTATATACTGTAGTATAGCCAGTTCATCCAGCACATTCAGTTCATATTCGCTATAGTAACTGGCATAGTCACTATTATAGGTTTCGGGGCTTACATATCCCCTAAACAGCAATTCTTCTGATATATCAAAGCCTTCTTCTACTTCCACTTCATATATTTCCACTACTACATCCTAGCAGCCATTAGAATAAAATTCCTTGATAATATCTGAAGATAGCATATTAATAGTAGCTTCCCTATACTTGACAGGCTTGAATACATTTTCTTCATCACCTTCCATAGATATTATAACTGGTTCTGTAGCTAGGAATTTTTCATTTCTATCTACAGTGTGGATACCTTCTACTTCCAGAATCCTTACCTTTGACATATCCACCGAATCCTAAGGGAATGATAGCCAAAGTTCAATTTCACGACTATCCGCTTCTCCTATTTCCTATCTGTTCCATTCATCAGACACATCATAGGTTAGGAATCTGGAACTACATTCTGGGATGTATTCATAGACAGTATCACCATCAAAGGATTTAATGATAGAATATGGCAAAGTAGGCTAACTACCCATATCTATAACATAAGAACTGTTATAATCCAAAGGAATATACAGGCTTTTACCAGGCACACAGTCATACAGACCAAAATCCTATTCTGTGATACAAGAATACAATTTGTAATTATCCTTTGATAGTGTGCCTTGTATAAGGCTAGCCGTATTAGTTATATCATCTATGGTATTGTAATCATAGTCAAATCTACGCGCCGATTCAGTTACTATCAGGTTATCATCCTTTGTAAAGATGTATAGCTACTGGTTTTTGTATCCGTTTCCCTTGTACTCTGGGAAAACTTCTATTCCATCCAGTTTATAATCTATATCACAGGATTTTATTATTTCGTGTCCGTTGCCCATATCTTCACAAAGGAAGTAGATTATGGGCTGTGATTTGTCTGCATACTCAAAGGAAACATTTAGTTTCATTGAACCTATGCCGATTTTAGCCAGTTTGTACTTAGGCAGTTCAGAACCAGTATAATCATAGTAAAATCCATACTGGGTTAATTCCGCACCTACAGACGGCTGTTCACCATCATCATCATAAGCCACATCAGACCATTTAGGGTAAACATCCAATCTGTAAACCTACGCATACTAATCATTAACTGGGGAAGATGTAATATCTACCCTATACTTAATATCATCTTTGGAAATAAAATAATCACTGTACTTCATAATACCTTACTCATTTTCTTATTATGATTCCTTGCTAATCCAACTAGTTCCTATCCCCTCAGTTTAAACACTACTTCACTGGCATTAAACCCACTATGGCTTATACTACCATCTTCTATCATATTCCATAAATGCTTCTGTTCTTGATTATTTAAAATCATTTCCCCCTTATTCACTCTGGCTAAGTTATAATCACCAATAGTAGTAGCACCTTCAAAAATACCGCCTTCACTGAAAACAGGCAGTGAAGCAAAGGTACTGGCAATGGTAGCAATTATAGTAGCATAGGCAGCCAGACAAGCAGGGAATGGTAAGGCAAAAGCACTGGCAGTACCGTTAGCTATTGCTACTGCATTCATTGCAGCGATCTAACTAATACAGTTTGCAATATTGGCAGCCGTATTCAATGCAAATTCTGCCGCCTAAGCACCAGTGGATTCTCCGAATACACCTACTGCATTAGCTGCTTCTGTAAAGAACCCAGATATATTATCTGCATCTTCACTGGTCTTATTAAAGGATTTGATTCTTCTGGTATCCTTGTTTATTGCCTTGCCGAATCGGTTTGCTTCCTTTATAGTAGCACTTAGTTCTTCCCTAGTAGTCCTTATGTGTTCTGATAGTGTCTGGAACATATCTGTATCTTCACCACCAGCATCACATAGTTCAGAAAATGCCTTTTCCAGTTTATTTAGCTTTGATAGTAGTTCCTATGCTAAATCCACTTGTTCCTCATAAGCATCATTCATTTCATCTAAATCAGTCTGTATACCAGCACTGTCCAGTTCCACTATATCTTGCAGTTCATTATTTCCTTCCTCTATCTTCTGGATTAACTCTGAAGCAGAATCTATAGCGCGATCTATCGGGGAAGATATATCTTCATCGGATGATTCCTTATATAGCCTATCCATATCAGATTTAAGTTCAGACAGCCTATCCTTTACTTTAGTGTAATCAGGATTAATCTACCCTTTGATTTCTATAGGTGTATTATCCAGTTTCTTCTAGGTTTCGCTAATCTGTTCGTTATACCACGCTTTAGAACCAGGCACTTTAGAATCATCCTTAGCACTTTTGCCAGAACCACTGGAAGGTTTAGTACCAGTACCGCCCATAGAATTTAGTACGGCTTTAGAAGATTGTGCTTCCGCATTGGCCTAATCCATTAGATTTTCATAGTGTTCTATGGTAGTATCATAATTATTCTGTAGGCTTTGGTTTAATGTATGTGCTACCTTTTGTCTGTATTGATTCAGTTTCTATGCACCAGCATCATCCAGTTCCCAATAGCCAGCCCCACTTTGTCCGCCGCCCCATTTATAGGAAGTGCCACTACCTTGACCTATACCAGCTTTCTTCCATTCATCGGGTATCGTATCATCACTGCCATTAATGGTAAAACTTCTATCACCCTTCTTAGCGGTTGAATAGAAATCACCAGTAGCTCTAGACCGTTGTCTGTTATCCCATTCTACTGCCTTCTTCTTAACTGCATCCTTATATAGATCCTAGTATGCTTCTGCTTTGGCAATAGACTTTAATGCTGCAATTACCTAAGGTGCTTTCCTTACAAATACTTCATAGGCATCATTTATATTCCAGACACTAAGGTTTAGCTTATCAAAAGCACTTTGGTTATTCTTAATCCATTCCTTCTTGTCTGCTTCCTTCTTTAAACTTCTCCACTGTGCCTACAGTACCTAGAAACTGCCTACCAAATCACCGGTCTTACTACCTAGTGTTTCTGAAGCGTGCTTCTGTTCTTCCAGTTTCTTCTAGGTAATTGTTGCTTCTGCCTACAGTTCCACTTCCTTCTACTTAGCATCTTCAGATTTAGAAGAAAAAGCATATAATGCAGTAGCTACACCCATCACGGCAGTTGCAAGTAGTACATAGGGGTTTGCCTTTGCTACGGCATTAAATGCAGCCTATGCTACGGTAGATGCTTTAGTGGCATTGGTATTAGCTACTTCATAGGTGGTTTTCAACTTCAAGGCCACAGCACCAGCCTTATCCTATATGGTTCTGATACCTACTAATAACGCACTTTGTTTCTGTAATGCGTTACCTATCTGTATTGCACTGTTTGCCACTAATTGTATTTTTGCCACCTATGCTATTACTTCCTTCAGTTTTTCTTCACTGTTACCAGTTAATCCAGTAACCGCATTTAATGCACTCATAGAAGCGGATACCACCTAGATCCCCTAAGAAGTCATATCCCACATCTGGGTATCAGAAGCACTTTTCTTAATGGATGTATTAATATCATCCATAGCATCCCTTATTTCAGATGCTTTACTGGTTAGTTCATCTATCTTCCTAGCTGTTGCCTTACCAAAATCTGTATTCTTTTCATCATCTGTAAGCCTTCGGTAATTTATCGTTAAATCTGTAATCTATTTGGTCAAGTCTTTCAGTTGCTTCTTATAGTTAGTGCTGGTATTTGTATTGTTCACCATCTAACTAGCCACTTTAGCAATACCCTAAGCAGCCTAAGTACCTACCTTCTCTATCTCCTTCAAGGCACTTACATCATTATCCAAGCCCTTCTAAAATGAAGTATCATTCAGTAGGACATTTACCACAAAATCCTTAGCCATTATTTCTATTGTCCTATTAGTTTCGCCCTTTGTCTTAATCTCTCTATTTCCGTGTTGGAAATGGATGTGTTCTTTAGTTCATCATCCCACGCAAACTTAAATATATCCGTAGGCTTCAGTTTCTTCTTACTATTAATCTATGCTACCATATACATCTATCCTCTAGTACATTCCCATAATGCCTTATCTGAATAGGGTATACAGTCTATTATATCCTATGCTTCCCACTCTTCCAGTTCATCCATAAAGTACTTCACATCTATCATTCTGTATTCAAAGCACAGTATTCTAAACAGTTGGTGGATTAATAGTTTTTTTTTGAATCACTATCTGTTTTCTCCACAGATACATCCCCTTTCATCTTAGTATTCTTCTAAATGTTTTCAGTTAGCCATACTGAAAATTCACTTACTACTTCAGGTTGCTAATCTACTTCATCCAAGAAATCATCAAATGACAGGGTAATATTCCTATCACTTCCCAGAATCACGGAATACATAAAGATTAGTATATCTGTCAATCCAGTAGGAGCAAAGGTCTGATTTGTGATTTTCTCATAAATCATCAAAGCCCTAAAGCCATATCTTAGTTCTATTTCTTTTCCTTTAATTTCTAGTTTCATATCATTCACTTATATCAAAAATATCGTAGTAAGGTCTTTGTGAAGTAGGCATAGTGTTATAGTAATCCTATATAATCCTATCTACTCCAGTAAATGTTACACTGTATGTCGCATTATCCCCAGTGCCAGCATTAAGAGTAAGGGATGTTATAATGGCTTTGCCCTTATAGTTAGTCTGTATCATCTCGGTTTCTGGCGAATAGTCATAGCCGTTTATGATTATTGATGGTGTCCAACTATATACATAGTTATTCGTTGCTTTCACACTAAAACCAGTTGTGGCAGTGCGACTGGCGTAAACCCTCATCTGTACATTTCCGTTTTCCGTCCATACTCTTGTAGTAGACAGTTCAAAAAAGAAATCCCCAGATATGGTAATATCATCAAATTCAAAAGTAGCTAAATATCCATCCCCACTTCTTGTATTAATGGTATTAGTGGAAGTAGCCTTATATACATTGTTCCCATCTTTAATCTGGTAGATAATCATATACACGTCCTTATCATAGGATGCCTAGCCCATCTTAACGGTAATGTTTGTAAGTTTGCAACTACTGGTAGTGCCGTATATCCTAAGGAAATTGCCAGCGGAAGCATTATCCATCATAAGGTCGTTTTCTTGTAGATCACCATAAGTCCATCTGCTAATTCCGGAATCTTCCACTTGTTCGGTATTGATGTTCAAACCGAAATACAGTTTAATGGGCTTTCTGAATACCATAGCTTCAAACAGCTTATTATAATCAGTGTCCGTATACAAGTTTTCAGATTGTATTTCCCATCCTACCTTATTTGGTGTCGAAGTTTTAAAGGTGCTGCTGTCTTTTGTGGAAAGTTCATTTACATCCATTGAAAGATTAAGTGAATGATTAGTAGCGAAAGCTAGTGATTTACCAGAAGCATCATATACCATCAAATCATCACCTCTTATAACTTTTGTTATTTCCATATCCATTAAAATTAAAAAAAGATATTCCCCCTAATAGTGCATCAGGGGAATATCTTATTAAACCTAAGCCTACTGAAACTCTCCAACACCAGTAAGTGTTACGCTATAAGTGGCATTATCTCCAGATGAAGCATTCAATGTAAGAGAAGTAATAATTACCTTTCCAGTATAACATCCAGAAGTAGCCTTAGTATAACTGGATGTAGGTGAATCCACACCATTTGTATTTACTCCATTGGTAGTTTTGCCGAAATATACATCTATTGGCGTGCGTGCTATCATCTTACTAAACAAATCATCATAGGCAGCGGCCAGATAAAGGTTTTCGCTCTGTATTTCCCAACCCATCTTAGTAACTACAGACGTTTTCCACAATCCACTATCCTTACAAGAAATTTCGTTAGCATCTGCTGATATTGTCAAGGTATGATTTGTGGCAAACGCAATAGACTAGCCGTTACTGTCAAACAGCATCAAATCATCACCTCTAGTGATATTACTTGTATCCATATCGTTATTTATTTATTGTTATGTTAAATGTTAAACTCTAAATGAATGTATCCTAGGTGTAATCCTCATAACTGCTTACCAGTTGTATATCTTGAATATTCACACCAGAACACATCCCATATTTCCCCTATATGGTATCCTTAACCATCTGGGCTATATCTATACTTTCATTATATGTAGAACTAGCCACTACTATTTCTAGATTGCAGCTTTCCTACACTAACAACCTTCCTTTAGTTGTCAGGGGTACTACAGACCCCCTTTTGTAAATTATGAATGGGAAAGTAGTATCTACATCTGCAACCAAAGGAAATATCTTAGTTCCCACCTTCTGAGTTAGTGCTTCATTGTCCTACAATAACTAGTAGATGGCTTTTCCTATCATTAAACTCATTTTGCAGTAATCCTTTCTATAGATTCGGCTAGTAGTCTATCCAATGCACTAAATATCTGTGATTCTGTCTGTGCCTACGCATCCTTGAAGAAATTTAATGGCTATACACTTCCTACATTCCATTCACTGCCATCCTTCTTCTTCCTTTTAAGTATTCTTTCCTTAGTTCCCTTTTCAAAGAATCTAGCCCTAAACGTACCAGATGCCTTATCCCTAGTTCCCATTATATGCACCTTCACACCTAAGCCGGAATCATCATAATGTATCCTAACAGCATCCAGTATCGTATCCTTGTACTTTTTACTGCTATGCCCCAGATTAGCATTGGATGCTATCATATTATCCCTAGTTCTGGTAGTTAGGATGGATGCAGCCGCGCCAAGTGTTTCTTTTGTTGCTTTCTTCTGGTTCTTAAAGGATAGTTCCCTAAAGGTTTCTGCCAGTGCTTTGGTGTCTACTTCCAGATTATTCATTTATCAGTTCAGTTTTAATAGTTACGTTCTGTTTCTGCTTTTCCCTATTGATAGATAGTATTCTGTATTTCTTGCCGTGCCACATAATAACCATCTATTCCGTTATCTAATGATAATATCTGGCAGTAAAGGTTATGCTGTTTCCATACACTATTTCATTATTTTCATTAGCCCTATATCCAGAATCATAAGTAACATTTGCCCTAGTGGTCAGTATATTACGCCACTGCCTAACAGTAGCACCAAAGGAATCCTTTACCACTTCTGATACCTAGAAGGTTATCTGTTCAGTCAGTAATCCCGCCCTCATTTTATGCTGTAATGTTTATAAAGTCCAATCAGGTATTTGTATGTGTACGGTACTTCTGCTACACTTGAATAAGATACTGGTTCACGGTTAGCATACAGATTACCTATCATTAGTAACATTGCGTGAACTATGGAAGGTGGTAACTGTCCATTACCATCTTCCAGTTCATCTAGTGCTATGTCCAAATGCTAGGCTATAGAATCCTATGCTACTGTGATTAGATTTGTGATATACACATCATCACCAGTAAAATCTTCATCTACCAGAAGGTGCGCTTTTGCCTAATTTAAAGTAATGTACATAGCTATCATCTATTAACAACAAAATTACTCAGCAGGTTCAGCACTGATGGTTTTAGCCACAAATGCTTCTGCTCGTCTGGGTTTCGCATCGAAGTAGGCATTTACCACTAATCTTACCTTGCCGTTTGTAGCTTGTGAATAAGGATCTATAGTCAAATCAATAGAACCCCATTGTGCTATTACATAATCTTCAAAGTTACCCAGAACTACGCCCTTGCAGGCAGAAGTACTAAGTACTGGGATACCATCTACTTCATTGCCTTCCATTACGAATAAGCCACTACCAGAATCCTTAGAAGTTGTTTTAAGTTTTGCCTTAATTGCAGGTGAAACAATAAATGTAAAGTTACCATTTACATTTGCTTCTTCAAGTGTCTGCTCCAATCCAACCATAGTAGCATAGTTTGTATCTGCGATAGAAGCAGCATCATAGAAGATTCCCTTAGGCTATGTAGCAGAACCAGCTTCATTACCTAATATAGTTGCTTCAAGTTTATTGGAAATTGCCCTTACAATATCATTCCTAAGCAATGCTTCTGCACTTACGGAATCTTGTAGCAAAAACTATTTGCTTACATCCAGATATGCCGTGATTCTCTTAGGTTCTAATGTTACTTCTGCAAAAGAACCAGCACCATCACTGGCGGCGGCAATTTCACCAGCCCATCCTACATTACTGCCAGAATATGAAGGGATAGATACATTACCTACCAAACCAGTCATATAATTAGCACCAGCTTGTACCATAACCAAATTAGCTCGCAATGGTTCTAAGATGTTCAATTTATCTTCTGCTACTACTTCTTGTCCAGATGTAGCTACTGTAGCTTGTACAGTACTTCTTTCCTCTACTGGGATTACGATCTATCCGCTATAGGATAAGCCAGCCTTGCGCATTTCTGCTATACCATCATTTACTAACTGTTGGCTTCTTTCATCTAACTGGCGGTTATTGGCTATGTCACTAATAGCCTTCAAAAGTGAAAAGTTTTCCATCTTTCTTTCTTTTTTTTGTTTGTTTAATTTATCGTTTAGTTCCTTAATCTCATTATCTATATCTTCCATCTGTTTCTTCAGGGATTCAAACCTATCCATTTCATCTTCATTTAACTTTCTAGATTCCTTTTCTGCACTACTCAGTAATGCTTCAGCTTGAATCTTTAACTGGTTTCTTTTATCAATCAATTCAATACTATTCATTTTAATCCTTCCTATAAATCCTTAAAGTAATCTGCTAGTTCCTTCTTCTCCCTTGCCTTGATTTCATCTAATCCCCTAGTATCTGCCTTAACACTGGTAGCATCATAAGCAGCCCTATATACAGGGCTAACATCAAATATTTCCATAATACTACGGATGGTTCTAAGGTAACTTCCATCTGCTTTCTTTTCCCAGTTATCTTCACCTACCTTAAAGGCAAAACTGGAAGCGGATATATCACCCCTTTTAATGCCTTCCAGTAATTCATCACCCAGACTTGTATTAGGTGCATCAAAACTGTATTTTAATCCCTTTGCATCTACTGCTAGTGTGAGGCTTCCAGTACCTTTGTTACTTCTGGCTAATACCCCCTTATCTTCATTGTGATTCAGCAAACACAAAATATCGGATTTTGCTAATACACCTTCCAAGGCAGTAGGTTCTATTACTTCAGAAAATCCCCCTAGATCTCTGGATTCACTATTAAACACTACGGCATAGCCTTCTACCTTTCTGGAATCTGGCTAGGTGGTAATGTTTTCTTCAATCATTCTTCTTTCTTTCATACTATTACAAATTACTGTTTAACATCTTCATTCTGGATTCTGTTGTCAGATGGTGTATTCTGGGAAGCCTTGTTTACTTCCATCAGATTCACCTAGACAAAATGGGAATCACCGCCTTCTATGTACGGTAAATCTATTTCCTTTCTAATCTCATTTGTACTTACCACACCGATATTAAACAGTGTGCTATAGTAACTGGCTAAACTCTGCTTATCAGCCCTAAGTAATCTGGATGTATCAAAGCGTACATCTATATTAGCTTTTTCGGATGGTTTATATAGTTTCCTTTCAAACTCTAATTCCAACTTCTCCAGTAATGGGGAAAGTGTATCTGTAAGGAAGGATATGTTAGTAGCTTCTACCGTACTGTAACTGGATTTGCTTAAATCAAATGCCTTTACAGGTGATACACCAAAGAACCTACATATATCTATTACATTAAACTATCTGGTTTCTAGTAACTGTGCATCTGAAGGATTAACTGTAATTGGTTTGAACTCCATATTACCTTCCAGTACTGCTACACCGTTAGGCTATCCAGTAGAAGGGCTAAATGCAGTCTGCCAGCTAGATTTCAGATCCTATTTCTATTTGGAAGTTAATGTACTTTGCACTGTCAGTATACCAGCCATATTAGCACCACCTTTGAAGAATCCGCTAGCGTGTGCTTCACTGTCAGCGGATAAGCCTAAGGTGTTCTTAGCGTGTGAAAGGGTACTGATACCAGTAATACCATCATAGCTAAAGTTAAGTATATGAATCATATTGCAGGATTCAATAACATTACTTAACCCAGTAACGCTATATACCAGGTTATCGGAAAGTGTCTTAGGTGGCATTATAGTTACTAGTTCAGATGGGATGTAATGTAGTGCAGTAGCATTACCTTCATTATCTCTTTCTATGTAAGCAAAGCCATTACCTTTAAGAAGGGTACTTACTACAAGTGTCTTTATAAAAGTAAATCTTGTCATTCTGTTATTAGGTTCACTGTTCAGGAGCCTATAGGTAGGATGGGATGTAAACTTAATCCTATATCCCTTGCTGTCTACCCTATATGGTTCTAAAGGTAACTAGGCTACGGAATCAGATATTACTTCCACGCACCGATACACTGTACTTAAAAGCATTGCCTTACTTGTGGAATAGGAAGCACCAGTATTATACATCAGATAATCAAAAGTGCTGCTTCTTTCTTCTACGGTTTCTTGTTTCTTCTTTCTCTTAAATAGGTTCATATCATTATTATTTCATTTGTAAAGTGTGGGGTATCCAAGTACATCCCTAGGGCTTGTATCATTGCTATAGCCCCATCGATCTTCTTTGCATTAATAGATTTGTTTGGCTTCACATTACCGTTATAGTCCGATTTTAATACTACGTTCTTAAAGCACCATCTGGTAATTTCATTGTTATCCACTACGGCCTTACCAGATAGAAGCAGCCTTTCCATTTCCCTAGTAGGCTTATTGAAGTTTCCTAGTGTTTGGGGATATTCCTCTAAGGGTAATCCCAGATCTGTGGCACTGATAGCCCACTGGGTACTGTTGTATTTGTCATAGCCTACCTTTTGGATACTTACTATGTCACTGTAATGTATCATATCATTTGTAATATAGTCGTAATCGGTTACATTGCCTTCAGTAATCTTCAGTAATCCCATCTGCTTCCAGTATTTGTATAGTTCCCTATCCGGCTTTTCCTTCAAAGCGGATTCTGGTAGGTAGTAATCTGTTCTGAAGTAGTACCTATCATCCTTCACTACCAAATAGGATACAGCCGTTAGGTCAGATGTGGCTGCTAAGTCCACACCTACATAACAGGGCATACCCATAAACTGTTTCCAGTCTATATCCTTACTGGCTTTCACTATGTAGTTTTCTGGTAGCCACACCTAAGCAGTATCACACCATAGATTTAGTGTTTTTGTCTTTACACCCATTTCTTCAGATGGGTTATTAACGGCACTTTGCACCTAATCCCGAATATACTTTCTGGTAACAGTCACATCCAGATTAGGGGAACACTTAGCCCATACTTTTTCATCTGTCCAATCATCTTCATTATCTAGGCAGTATATAGCAATAAACATACTGTCATCTTTCTTCAGTCCGTTAAGTATGTCTATGGCAGTACTTCTAAGCTTATAGCAGGGGAGCGTCTTGTCAAATCCGGCAGTAGTGATAGTACATAGATGGGGGTTGGTTCTCATACCCATAGAAGATTTTATTACATCCCTAATCTTACTGTTCTTTGCACTGTGGTATTCATCAATAAGCCCAAAGGAAGCATTAAAGCCATCCAGTTTTGTATCATCAGCGGCAAACACCCTTAGCTTACTGTTATTCATATCAAGTAAGATAGAATCCCTATATGCCTTCAGATACTTTGCCTTAGGGTCTAACTGCTTAGTGAAGGTACTACAGAAGGAAAAGGCTATCTTTGCCTATTCCTTACTGTTTGCTGCTAAATCCACTTCTGCACCATCTTCACCATCCGCTATCAGAAAGTAAAGGCACAGAGCAGCGGCTAAAGCAGTCTTTCCCTACTTTCTACTGATTTCAATATAACTACTACTGAATCTTCTGTTATTAGTTCCTTTCCAGTACCATCCTACTATATTAGCCACTATGAAAGCCTACCAATCTTCTAGGATGAAATTCTATCCGGATGATTTACCAGTGAAGTGTTTTAGGTTACTTATAAACGCTATGGCACTATCTACTACATCTTCCTTAAATACCAGTTCTTCCCTTTGTAGATCATTCTGGAATCTGGATACTGCCAGCTTGATATTTTCACATACCATCAGATTCCCAGAAGAAACATCTTCCGCATACTTATAGTATGGTTTCATAAGTCAAAAACATATTTAATCTAATACCCATCTGATTTTCTGATATTAGGATACTGCTTCTGTAGGAAATCCCATCTTCTTGTACCGTGTCTGTGCCACATTGTAATAGGGTGTACTCTCTCCCCAGATTCCAGTATATAGAAATCAGATTTAATCTTATCTATTTGTTTGTAGTTCGCGGCTTTGTATATTATGCCTTCATTACCTATATCACTGCTATTATCTGCATAACTTATAAGGTGCTTTATCTCTGGGTGTACCTTCCTTAGAAAATGATGAAGCAGTGAAAGCGTAATGGTTTCGCTATACTTAGGCATATCATCACTTAGCCACATCCTATCAAATTCCCTTACTTCATCTGGATTATACTAACCTTTCTTCCTAGGGTTAGTTCCATAGCCAATCTGCAAAGCACCAGATACTTTCCCATAATGATATACTAGAAAGCTTAGAAAGGTATTCTTTGCTACCTTATGGCTATAGTGGTTCTGGATGATGATGGGGTCGGCTTCCTTCCTATCACATACCACTATCCTTATACCTTTTTCTGGGGCTTCGTATCCTATGATTTTCCCTCCGTCCAGTATGGGATTCTTCTTAATCTTTGCCATCTGGAATGAATGATAAAATGTGTGCTATTACATCTACAGTCCAACCATCACCCAGTACATCAGCGGCTTCATTTCTGGTAAGGCACTTAGTATATCCTTCTGGTACAGTCTAACACCTTTCCATTTCAGCCTTATTCATATAGCGCACACCATCAAATACATCCGTTTCACCTACTGGAATATCCACAGCGGACATCCCTTTATAATGGGTATTGTAGTAGTCGCAACAGTCCAGATAGTGCTATCTGTCTTTGAAGATAAGTGTGGTGAATTTAGACGAATAGAAACGGTGGAACATCTTTACTGGGGTTGTATTTGGTCGGCTATCTATCACCGCTAAACATCTAGCTTTCTACCTTTCGGTATAGCCATCATCCAGTATGCTTTGAAATGGTACATCTTTCTTCTTTGGTAACACTACATCCGCTATGTTAGTCCAGTAGTAGCGTTTCCGCATAGCAGGTGCCAGTAAAGCGGAATCTATCATTATAGGCTATACACCCATCAGTTCGGTAATAATATCCCTATCGGCATCCTTCATACTCCGTACATTCTCCATAAGGAAGTACTTTGGCTTCACTTCCTAAAGGATTCTGTAGCAGTCGAGGAATAACCCAGATTTTTCCAGATTATCAAAGCCTATTCTATGTTCTGTTGGAATAGCTACGGAAAACGTCTGGCAGGGGCTTCCAAACATTACCAGGTCGATCTTACCTACAGTGAAATCCCCCTTTTCTGTGTGCAGTACACCATCTGTATAGCTTACCTATCTGACATCCCCGATCTGGATAGTATCTGGGTAGTTGTCCATAGTTACCTTAATGGCTATATCCTTTATCTCTGAAGCATAGTATTCTTCTACAGGTATACCCAGTTTCCTTAATGCTAACTATCCACAACTCATACCATCGCACAAACTTAGTACTTTCATCTTAATTCCTTTCTGCTATTAATGAAAGCTTCCAAAGGGGATACTTCCGAATCCATATTATTAAGGGTGTGTAGTTTGCTTCTACTCTTAGCAGTTAAACCAAATTCACACATTACCTTTAATGCCTAGCTTTGTGCATCCCTTCCTATCTTTACGGCTGGGTGTTCTGCAATATTTCCACGATCACTTAACACCGTTAAGCCTTCCTTCTCTATTATCTTATTTGCTTTGATGAAGGTACTATAGTTATATGCTAACATCTGTATAGCTGCATCATCTACATCTTCTATAATTCCCTTTTCTTCTAGCATAGAAAGCACATCTTGTATATACTCCTTAGCTTCAGGCTCCAAATTCTAGGAAATTACAAATTTCTTCATACTGTTTTTCTAATTTTGTTGTTAATAGTAATAATAATCTACATACATACAAAGGTTTGTTTAACATCTGAAAAATGGTATAAAGTCATTTGGGTTTATGCAGGGTTAATACTATATTTGTATAACATCAGAATAAAAAAAATATGACTATGAGAAAAAGTAAAATCATCGGTTTCAGACCTACACCCAGATAGCATTTTGAAATGGAAAATATCTGTAAGGAACTAAAGATTACCAAATCCATTCTATTAAGATTCATACTGGAAGATTTTATAGATAAATACCATAAAGCCAAGGAAGATGAATAACTGGGATAAGTATAAGCGTATGCAGTGTAACATCCAGAAAGCATCCTTTAATTAGGAAGTTAATACTTTGATGGGTTAGCATTACTAGTAGCTTCACTAGGGATTAGTGTCCAGTAAAGCTGATGAAGATGTATTTAATGATACCTTCCTAAAGATAACCTACAAATACAATCCGGATAAGAACTTTGTGGAATAGTTCAAATGGCTATTCAAACAGTTAAAGGGTGCTTACTATAGGGATGATAGGGCTAACTACTTCTATTAGATAGATGAAGATAGGCTGTCCATCCCAGACTTCATCCCAGATAGTAAGCCAGTAATAGATACCAGTATAGCAGACAAACTAAAAAACTTCATAATCCCCAAAAAACACAAGGGCATTTATGAAGGTATGTATGGTGAAAATACCTAAAGAAATGTAATAGTGTACTGGCAGATGTATAGATTACAATAACAATTTAACCGTAACTTGCTAAGATATGCCATATTTAAAGAAAGCACAGAAAAAAACATTAAGGAAGATAAACAGGGAAGATAGATAGAAGATGTATCAAAGTAGCGAATGGCAGAAACTAAGGAAGGCTAAACTACAGAAGAATCCGTTATGTGAACTGTGTCTATAGGAATGTAAGATAAAAGCAGCCACATAGGTACACCACATAATATCACCCTTTATAAAGAAGGATTGGGCTTACTATGCTTATAACTGGAATAATCTGTTATCCTTATGCGAGCAGTGTCACGGAACTATTCACGGTTTGCATAAGGAATCTTCGCTGTACGGTATCTTCTATTCTAAGGAATCCAATAGTGATACACTACAAAAATGTATATGATTCTCCGCGCAAACTGTAAAAAAAGGCACTTCAGAGCCGATTCTGCCCAAATATTCAGAAATCTAATATTCTATTTGGGTTTCGCTGAAAAAATGCTTATAATTGTAAAAGAATAAGACTAGTTATCGAAACATTACCAGGAGTACAAAAACTTCTGTTTTATGGTGTTTGTTACTATACAAAAAACCATTCTGATATTCTGGGTAAGTAGTTGTCAATGAAACTAATTGCATAATAAAGATGAAGTAAGTAGTAGGTGTAGAAATACACCTATTATTTTTGTGGTATGTGTCTAATAATATTGTACACATTACCTATAAGCTCACTTCTACCGCTTAGAAAGGGAATGTTAAAAAATGGGTACATATCCAAACATATTAAATACTTCTGTATGGATAAGTACCCAAAAATTAACATAGTCAAATCAATCCGGATTAGATGTATCCCAGCTTCATTTTTTTACTTGAGAAAAACAGTGATCATAGTTTTTCGCACTATAAGATTACGTTAAGTAGCAATGTTAAAAAATGGGTACATACCTATACAATATTCGTTTTACAGTATGGATAAGTACCCAGAATTTAACATAGATTTTCAGACGGTTTACAGATAAGATTTAGCCACTTTCAGATAAGCTATCTATTAACAAACAGAATTTTATTAATGTATGGTGATTTATAAACCCACAGGGCAAAAATTCAGAAACAGAAAGGAAGCCAGAATAGCTTTGGGTTCTGCTTTCTATAACAGATTAGAAAAGGAAGGTGTAGATTTGGTTTTTATGGATAATTCTCAATTTGCTACTAATGGGAATGCAGTTTATACAGATCCCCAGAAGGTTTCTGGAAATGGATAAGGGTACTAAGTTTGTGGATGTTCTGGTATATGCAGCCATAGATTTCCATAGGGACAAGAATACTGGTAAATCTAGAATAGGAATGCGGACAATGGCAGAAAAGTATAACATACCACTTAGTAAAGTTAAAGATGCTGTATTCAGACTGAGGGCAGCAGGGTACATAGAATACAAACAGATACCTTCACCTAATAATAAAGATATGGTGTTTAATGAATATAGCTTACCATTTCTAAAGGATAGGGGTGGGTTTCTAATGCTGAATCCAGAACTGCTTACCCAGAATCTTAATCCTAAGGAAAGGGGTATGCTGATCTTTCTCCAGTTAATAGCCGTACCTTCCTTAAATGACATATTAGAAACAAAGATGGAAGATATAGCATCTAGATTAAAGATAACCAGACAGACAGCCAGTAAATACATTAAGTGCTTTCTGGAATCAGGGCATATTACAAAGGGCGGTTACTTTTATAAATGTAGGTATCTGGCAAATGAAGATGATAAAGTGGATAATAATGAATTTGAAATAATACTATGATTAAGGATGAATTAAGGGAAATGTATCCCAGTGGTACTAGGGTTAGCAATAATGAATTAAAGGCAGTGCTTAACAGTTTATTCCTTCGGTGTGGAATAGATGCCAAAGCTACTGCTTCAGATATTACAAAATTCGGGTTTCATACCAGGGCGTGTAAGATACCTACAGATAATGGCAGAATTAACGGATTAATACTTACACTATGAATAGATTTGAGAAAGCAGAAAAGAAAGGAAGGTAGCTATTCAAATCCTTCCTAGATTAGATAGGGGCTTCTGGATAGCCTACAGAAGATATTTTTGAAAGGGTAGATTATTACTTCCAGATAAAGGATTAGACGTATGTAGCCGAAATTAAGGTAAGAAATGCCTTATATAGTGATTATCTGATAGAAACTAAGAAACTATAGGCACTGGAAGATTATAAGGCTTAGAAAGGCTTAAAAGGTGCTTTCTATGTATGCTTCTATAGAAATCAGATGTATCTTTTCAGTACCAATATCATCAAACAGTACGGTATCAGATAGTAGAAATATTGTAAGCGTACTACAATGGGTAAAGATGATTATGTACTGAAGGATGTGGTACTAGTACCAACAGATAAGGCTACTAGGTACGATCTTCTGGATGGTAAATGGATAAAAAAGTAATCCCACCTACTGTAATGGTAGATGGGATTGACTCTATTCTTCATTGGCGGCTTTAAGTTCTTCTATTTTGGCTTGAGCACTTTTAAAATTATCAAATACTCCGGATGCATATTTAATGAATACCGTACTACCGGACTTTCTTTCTAATTTTAAATACCAATTCGCTTCGCAATTCTTTACATAGTATCCTACTTCAAAGCCATCATCTGTTCTAAACTTATTCTCTAGATAATCCGGATTTGCAGCAATATCAGAATCAACTTCAGAAGCCAGCTTTGTAATTGCTTTGTTAATTTCTACTAAATCACTATATTCTATCATTGCTCTATTTTCGTCTTCTTCTAATCTATAAAAATAGACATCATTTGTACTTTTAAAAATTCTTATATATGCATTAAGTGTACTAGAGGTAAAATATATTTTAGGCATATAAACATCTATGAATTTTATAATAGAGCCAGTTTTGGAGTAATATTCCTCATACTTCGTTATTTTTTTTACATCCTCATTGCTCTGTGCAAAGCTCGATAATGGTACAAGAATAGCCATTATTACTAATAATTTTTTCATAATTACAATTATATAATTTAAATTGGATTAATCTATATCTTCAGCATCCAGAATCTTATCTAATTCTGCTTCCTTATCTTCTGGGATGGGTTGTAGTAAGCCATCATCCAGTACTACCTTTGAATCTTCCATAACTACTTATTCAGTATTTTATTAATCACTTTATCTATCTGCTTAGTGTATCTTCTATATACCACATACAGTATAGCAGGAATGATAAATACATATACTATAAATTCTGAAAAGTCATAAAAGCGTTTATCCCAATCATAAAAAGTATAAGGATAATACTTGTGGTCTGTAAAGGGGAAAAAATAGCTAGATGCATTAAATATTTTTTCACCCATTAGTAGGTACAGGTTAGCAAAAGCCCAAATAAGGTATATCACCCAAATGGGCTTATTAATTACCCCTTTTGGATTATTAACTAATGGCTTACCACAATGATTGCAGAATGAAGAATTATCTTCTATCTCTTTACCACAATGTTTACAATACATATTCTAACAAATTATCTGAATCTTCTATAACAATAAACATCCTAGATGTTATTTCTTTTTATCAAGTTCAGGTAATGCTAAGGGTAGGCTTAACTTAATTCTATGAATATTCTGCTTCCCTTTTTGGTATTCGTAAGAACCACAAGCTTTAGCTTCTGTATTCATATCTACATCTATCACCTTAGCTACTTTAATAGATGCTCCTTTTGTGCCTACTTCGCCATTAACATTAGCAGTACTTCCTTCATCTACTTCTACTGCTATGTCAAAATCAATCTTTAGATAGTGTGTAATATCATCAGCATCGTTAGTGATTATTTTTGATTCCCAGTAGCCACCTTCCCCAGCTATATTTTTAGTGGGTATAGAAGCACCTTTAGCTTTAAGTGCTTCATTTGATTCAGTAACACCATCTACTATCTGCAATAGGGAATCTTTTATAAACTCTTTTATATCCATATATTTAATATCATCAAAGTAATCTGAATCAATTTACTTTAGTTATCGGGATTATCATAAATGGTTTTTGTTCTTTTAGTGTATTTGTGCCATAGATTTCTTCTAGGTATTTCTTAACATCTTCATTCTGGGAATTATGTAAATCTATTTGCTGTTCTTTTAATAGTTCACTAGGTAAGAAGGTCTTAAATTCTAGGATATTATCAGGATGTTTAGTACCTAACAGCACCCCATCCTTAGTACTGGCAAAGATGGAATTAGGATAGCTTGCGTTATTGACATCTTTAATTTGGCATACATTATTATAGACAAAAAAATCTTCCATAACTTCATCCATACTTAAAGAAGTATCTTTTATGTATCGTTCCCTATATCTGCTAAAGAAGTGCGGAGTATATACAGCTAGTGTATCAAAATTCTTGCCACTTAACATAAATGCGTATATACCATATTCTCTATAGATGTATGAATATAGCACAAATAACATCCCATTCTTCTTGTAGTCATTCTTCCCAAAGCTATATAGTATCATACAGTGATTAAGGCTGGTTTTCCTACTTTTGAAATGGATGGGCTTTAATCTGATTATATCCAGTGTAGAAGGTGAAGCCATAACCTTTTTTCTAAATACCTTTTCAGCATCTACAATCTTGTATCTGATAATCCCATTATAATCTTTCCGGATTTCAGACCAGATTTCCTTATATGTCATTGTATCTACAACCATACTATATCTGGATTATCTTAACTGGTTTTACTTTCTCTTTAGCATAATCTAGGGTAAACTTTGTACCCCTACTATTACCATCCCAGAAGGCTAGCACACAATCACATTCATCTACTATCAGCTTATTTCTTTCTAGTGGAGCACCCTTACCATACTTATCATAGTTAGGGAAGTATTCTATAAGTTTAAGCCCTTTCTTCTTTGCAAACTCTCTAGCATAGGTATCAGCCCCTTTAGTACCCCCAGAAACAATAGTATCAGGGATGTATTTTAGATATGCTTCTATATCTACTGGGGGGCAGGTTCTACTACCTATAATAGCTAGTTTCATCTTTTTTATTTGATTGCAAAAATACCATATTATTCCAATATATATGTATTAGCATTATTGATTTTGGCTTTTTTTAGCAAAAACTGTCAATATAACATATTTTTCTTGTTAAATAATGTATTTGGCATCAGAAGATAACTAAGATTTTATACCTTTACAAAATTTAATAGAATATATGGTAAAGAAGCTAAATAATATAAGTGCATTTGATGTTACTTTTAAGAACAGTAAAAATGTACCCTTTCAAAGGTGGTATCCGTATATAGAAGGATATTCGCCCAATTTTGTATTAAGTCTTATTGAAAAGTATTGTAAGGATGCTACTTTAATCTATGAGCCTTTTGCAGGTACTGGAACTACACTATTTGCTTCTGATATGAAAGGAATTAATACTGTTTATTCAGAAGTTAATCCTTTGTTAAGGTTCTTAATTGATACTAAGATTTCCGTAATGTCCTTATCCGAAAAGGAAAGAATGGATCTGGCTTCTGAATTAGAAAAATTAATTCCAAATGTACTGATAGAAGTAAATAATAGTACACCATCTGAAGAACTTAACCAATCATATACTAATGCCTTTGGGGATAGCATATATTTCCCAGATGAAGAATTTACATTAATCCTTAAACTAAGAACATACATAGATTCAATATATAATAATAAACTATTAGCAGATATATTAACTGTAGCCGTCTTATCTTCTTTGTTGTCTGTATCCTACTTGAAAAAACAAGGTGATGTAAGGTTTAAGACCAAAGCAGAAAGGGCATATCAGGAATATATGAAAGATGTACTTCCATCGAGGTTAAAACTAATGGTTGAAGATATAATGAATCTAGATTATTCTATGTCAAAGAAGCATACCTTAGTATGCGAAAATGCTAAGAATATAGGTCCAGAATCGTTAGAAGAAAAGATTTCCGCAGTAATTACTAGTCCTCCTTATCTTAATGGTACTAATTATTTCCGTAACACCAAATTAGAACTTTGGTTTTTGGGATATATAAAAAAAGATACAGATTTAAGGTATTATAGAGATGAAGCTCTTACCAGTGGTATTAATGATGTTAAAGCATCATATAGTAAAAACTGTGAGCAGTTAAATAGTAAAACATTAACCAAAACATTATTAGAACTGGATAGTAAAGCCTATGATAAAAGAATACCACTAATGGCTAGGTGTTATTTTAATGAAATGATACAGTTATTTAGTGGTATGGCAGACAAACTAAAGGAAAATTCGTACATACTTGTAGATTTAGGTGATTCCATCTTTTCAAATGTTCATATTAAAACAGATATTATACTAGCAGAAGTATTGAAGGATTTAGGTTACAAACTCAAAGACCGCATAGTATTAAGACAAAGACGGTCTAGAAATGGTGAATTAATATCCCAAGTACTACTAGTAATGAAATATAATAGCAATAATGGCACTATCAAAGAAACAAAAGTGGGATAGGTTTATTTACGATTTACCACACCACCAGCTTCCTTATTCTAAGAAAAACTGGGGTAATTCTAATCATTCCCTTTGCTCATACCAGGGCAAACTAAAACCAGCCATAGCACATTTTTTAGTAGATACATTTGTACCACAAAAGGGAAGATTATTAGATCCCTTTTCAGGGGTAGGTACTATTCCATTTGAAGCGGCTTTAGATAATAAAACTTCATTTGGGATAGATATAAGCCCATTAGCTTATATAGTATCATCTGCAAAAGTACAAAGATGTAATAGGGTGGATTGTTATGAATACCTACACCAAATGGCAGAGTATATTAATACCCATACAGTAGCAGATGAATATAGAAGCATACACGGTCAATTTGGATTAAATAAGACATTAGCAGATTATTATAATGAAGACACATTTACAGAAATACTGTTAGCTAGATTGTTTATTTCAGAAAATCCACCAGTAACACCAGAACAGATGTTAGTAGTGGCTTCACTCCTTCATATACTACACGGTAACAGACCCTATGCCTTAAGTCGCAAATCGCACCCTATTATACCTTATGCCCCTACTGGTGATTTTATCTACAAAAACCTAATAGTTAAGGTTACGGAAAAGATGGAAAAATCACTAGATGTATTACCTAAAAGACGTTTCAAAGATGGAAAAATCTTCTTAGGTGATTCTACAAAAAAATGGGATGATGAAATAGATGAATTGGACGCTATTATTACTTCACCTCCATTCTTTGATAGCACTAGATTCTATTCTGCAAACTGGATAAGATTATGGTTTACTGGATGGGATGCAAAAACATTTGCAACAGAACCAGCCAAATACATAGATGAAAAGCAAAAGATAGATTTTGATGTATATAATCCTATCTTTGAACAAGCTAAAGAAAGATTAAAGCGAAGTGGGTATTTTGTAATGCACTTAGGCAAAAGTAATAAGTGTGATATGGGGCAAATTCTTCAAGAAAAATCTAAAAGATGGTTTGCCCACTCAGAACTTTTTATAGAAAACGTAGAAAATTGTGCTAAATTCGGAATACACGATTTAGGAACTGTTACAGATCATCAGTATCTTGTAATGCACTAGAATTAATAAAGGTTGGGGCTACCCAACCTTTATTATTCTTACCTAGAAGCCCAATCTGTTCTTATTGCTTTCACTTAGTTTATCTACCAGATTGTTATCTTCTATAAACTTCTTTAGTTCTGCTATACGCTTTGTAAGGTCAGTATTATTCCTAACATTTAGGTATTTATCTACAGCAGCATCTACATCAATGTTTGTATTATATATTGGTGTAGGACTTGATAGTAATTCCAGATTAGCCCCAGTAAGTTCCGATAATCTAACTAGTTCTTGTGGCGTATAGAAATCACTAGCCCATCTAGCATTTTTATTTTCATTAGCTTCAGCAGATAGCAAACAGGCATTTTCTTTAGTTAAAGGGTAGAAATACTTAGAAGGTAAGATGTGGTCGATATGCCAACTACTAGTATTATTTTTGTCTAATGGTTTACCCGTCTTAAAGCATTTACTATCAAATCTTTCAAATAGTTCATCTACATCTATCTTCTCATCAACACCTTCGGCCAATTTTGCCAATAAATCACCTAATCTTCTTTTAGCAGCCGCTTCTCTATGTTGTTCAGATGTACGCTTCGGATTACCTACTGCATTAATAGAGGCTTTGCAGCATCTACATTCTAACTGCTTTTCTAATATACTCCATCCACTATGCCCGCTAAAGTGACTAGCAGGAAGTATTCTGCCACAAGTTTTACACTGCTTCCAGTATGCTTCTTTGTTTTCTACTGCTATATGGAAGAAGTTTGTCCAGAACCTATAACAAGCTAATGAATCCGCAGAACGTAACTCTTCATCCCAATGTAGCCAAGTATCAGGCAAATCAGAAGTAATAGCGTGAACATAGCCACAGTGAGGGCATATCCATTCAGCCGTTTCAGCCAATTTTTTACCATCTAATAATTCTTGCCCTACATTAATATGATTTAGGGATTTACAATTAACACAAGTATATGATACCCAAATATCATTACTATTAACATCTGGTAATCTATCTATACCAGTTCTATTTTTAGGAGATCTTCTTGCCATATTGATATGGTTAAAAATTTGTTTGCAAATTTAGCTAATTGTCTCTTCTTCAGCGAATTAGAAGAGTTAAATAATGCTCTTCTCCAGATAGAAGATTACCGTATAAACGGAAATTTTTAACTATATCTTACTGATTTTTAATTACTAATAGCTATGTTCTAATATACAAGAAATACCGTAGAATCTGTGGTATTTTCGCATAATACAAAAAATCCAGCCCTTTAGGACTGGATTCTATACATATTATATAATATAGGTATTACTAGCTTTCAGTAGGTGTATTCTTTGCTTCTGCCTTCTTTATCATACGGTACTTCCTTTGTCTTTCTGCATTGGTTGTATCTGTGTGCGTTTTCCTATATTCCTTCTGATACTCTTTGTATTCCTTACTTCTAACGTATGATGGAGCAAACCTTTCTTCATAAGCACCTTCTATTTCCTTCGTACCTATACCATCAGGTGTAAACTTACTGTAGATCTTATGGCTTCTGGAATCCAGAAGTAGCTTTGTTTCCTTCTGTTCGTTATCATAGATACTAATGATAGTACGCATTTTGAAGCCATCTACCCTTTCTATGGAAGCCCAGCTTATCATTTGGTGTACTATGTCATAGCGTACCTTTTCATCCGTTACACTGGCTACATCATTTATAATTGTACCTTCATATTCCCCAGTATATTGTAGTAGTAAGTTCTGGTATTCTTGCATCTGGTTACGGAATTTCACTATTTCCTTTTCCTTAACTTCTATTTTCTTATTGATTTCGGTAGTGAAAGATACGGCTTTGGCTTCATTCATAGTACCTTCTACATAGGCTTTATATTCTATCTTTTCTGCTCGGCTACGCATACCATCTATATCCTTCTGGGCTACAACTATCTTATTTCCCAGAAGTTCTATCTGGGCTTCATAGGCTTCCTTTTGGCCTTCTGCGTTGTTAGCCATCTTAGCAGTATATAAGGGGGCAGCTACAGCCCACAAAGCGGAATCTACCATATTTATATTTATAGTAGTCTTACATCCACACTTAGTACAGTGGTAGAAGTTTCTAGCTTTAACTGCCATCATAATCTTTCCGCAGTCAGGGCATCTAAGAATAGCTTTACCAAAGTAATAGGTGCTATACTTTTTCTTAGGTTCTATTACATTCTTCTGGGATATTGCCTTTACCTTATCTACCATTTCCTTAGTGACCAGGGCAGGGTACACATTACCATCAGTCTTTAACTTTGCTTTATTCCCTTCACTGGAAGGAAGGCCAGCATAAGCATAGTTATTAAGAATCTTACTAATGGCAGTCTGGGCGGTTAAGTATGATTTATCTGTGAAGATACCCATTTCTTGCACTTCCTTAGCCAGACTTCTATAGCTATATCTGCCAGAAAGGTACATAGTAAATATCATTTTCACCACTTCTGCTTCATCATCCTTAACTACTAGGCGGTTGTTTTCATCTGTGGTATATCCGTAAAGGATGAAGCCACCAGTGAAGTAACCATCTTTTCTTCTGGCATCCTTACTACGCTTAAAGCGTTCCTTCTTTGTTCTCATTTCGGATTCTGCCATTTGTGAGAAAAGAGTAAATACTACTTCAGCACCTTCATTAATACTGCCATCCCTATTAAACAAAGTAATAGATGGATTCTTAATAATAAGTTGTACATTATGGTTAGTCAGATATTCCAGTACAGAAAAGTTAATCTTCTTTCTTCTGGCTATACGGCTAACTTCCCAACAGTAAACACAGTTTACACCTATGCCAGATTCTATAAGTTCCTTCATCTTATTTAATCCGGCACGATCTTCTTCCTCTAGTTTAATACCAGATTCCTTTTCACAGATGGGTATTATATCTTCTGGTGTGTAGCCATCATTAATAGCCATCTGGTAGATTTCCCTTTCTTGTTCGGTGAAGTCTTGTGCTTCAGTCGATACCCTAACTAATAGTATTGCCTTCATATTCTATGTGTTTATTTGTTTCTGGATGCAAATGTACATAGAAAATAACAAAACTACAAAAAAATATAAGAGAATTACAAGCATTGGAGAATATGCTTTCTCTGGTTGCAGCGGCCTGACATCAGTAACCATTCCCAACAGTGTGGCAAGCATTGGAGATAGGGCTTTCTATAATTGCACCCGCCTGACATCAGTAACTTGCCAAGCAAAGAATGTACCAACTACGGGAGATGACTGTTTCTATAATGTTCCAAAAAAAACAGCCACACTTTATGTTCCTGAAGAATCTGTCAATGCATATAAGTCCGCAAACGAGTGGAAAGACTTTGGTACAATTCTGCCAATTGTTGAGCCAGTCTCTATCCTGGGCGACGCTAATGGTAACGGCGAGGTTGAGATAGGTGACGTTACATCTGTGCTGACGCTGATGGCGACACCGGATGCCACCGGTTACGACAACAAGGCCGCTGATGCCAACGGCAATGGCGAGATAGAAATTGGTGATGTGACTACAATCCTGACGATAATGGCTGGCGGTGAGTAAAGTCCAAGCATTCTAATCTTTAACATAAAGCAATATGCAAGGTGAGAAGCGGTTGCGTAGAACTGCTAATAGTTTTAGCTGCCACTTTTACTGATGTTTATCGAACAATTAGCACAAAACAACAATTCCCGGCTGGCAGACACCAGTCGGGAATTATTTGTGTAATTTCGTGTCTGTCATAATGTTCATAATGTTTGCATTCCAAAATACAGAAAATAAATAGTCCCACCGATTTTTCCTGCCGAATTGCTTGTGGTATATGTCTGATGTTTTGTATTTTTGTATGGCAGATTTCAGAATTTTGCATATCTTTGTTTGCACAAAAGACAGTATTTAAAGTAAATTGTTTGTTATGAAGAGAGGGGTGCTCTATTACATTCTTGTTTTGTTTGCTTTAGTTTCATACGGGCAAAGTGTCGAGACTAGTGAGATAGACTCATGTGGAGTGTGTCACGTTAAAACTTCGTCCAGGTCTTTTGTTATAGGAAATAAAAAGTTTGATACTGGTCTGTTCTG